CTCTGGAGAACTACGAGGTTTGATTTGCTGTGTATAAGGCAAATGAATTGCATTAATGGCACCGTCATACCCTAGCGTAAAGAGGGGGAGGGCCGGTCTAATGTCTACAGGTTCAACGAGTAACACCGCAGGGGGAAATCTCGCGTGTGCACAGACAGCTTTGAGAATCCAAGCCCTTCTTTAATTTCTGTAGAGACAGAAATAGAACCTCCCTGAAAATAATCCCCCAAAAGAGAATAAACTTATTGACGCACGGAAGTCCCCGCTTAGGATGGGGCGTCGGAAACAACCGGCACCAACCCAACCCACATCATGAAAATCACCATCTCCCACACCCAGTCCAGCATCGACCCATCCGGCACCTACTCCGACGAGGAGTTCCCATCTGTCCGCAAAGCGCTGGAATCTGAATACCAAGCCGCCCTCCTTGCCGAATATCCTGACGCCGAAATTGAATTCGTTGACGCCGATACCACCTACTCCATCCGCGTAACGAGCACCGGGCTGGACGATCCGCGTGACATTCAGGACACTGTGCAGGGTATCTGCGAGGGAGTTTTCGAGACCGGCAATTTCTGGGTCTGAATCAACTCCATCCGCCGGGTTCGATCCCCGGCAATCTTCAACCACCAACCAGAACTCAAATCCATGAACCACGGAATCCTAATCGCAGGCAACAACGTCAAAATCATCAACCAGGGCAAGCTGGAACCGCTCAACAAAGAGCAGGCCAGACAGGTCGCAGACTACGCCGCTGGGTGCCGCCGCCTCGCGTCCGAAAACGGCGGGGTTTGGTGCCCTGATTCTGTTTACCTTGAAGAGGCGGGGTTTTACTTTCAGGGCATGGAGACTCTTGAAAAATGGAATAACAAATAATCCAACCCGCCCCATGACCCCACAAAAGAAAAAACCCGGCCCCCCAAAAGGCACCGGAGGCCGGCCCAAGGGAGATAAAAAAGTGCGCCTCACCCTCCGAATCCTCCCAGCCACCCGTGAGTGGCTGGGGGTAAATCCTAGTGCCCGCCTCGATTCAATGGCTCAGGAATCCGCGCCTAAATAGTGATCCACGGTGGTGCCAATCGTGGTATGCAGGGATGCAAAAAAGAAAGAAAAAAGAAACTGCATTTAATACTTGACCGGGTGCAATGGCGCCTGTAGCAATGGGTGTAATGCCACCCGGACAACCAACCAAAACAATCGCCACCACCCTGGAGGTCCCTGACTATCGGGCCTTTGGAGTCAAAGCCGCACAACGCGGAATCAGCCGAGCAGAACTCGCCAGACAACTCCTGATTAAGGAGATCAGCGAGAGTGACGCGGTCAATAAAAGAGGCATCAACCTTCGCAAGGGAGGGAAGGTCTAATGGAAGCCCACGAATACGCCAACATCTACCGCCTACTCGCCGGAGCAGCATTCGAGAGCATGGTCGCCAGCATCAAGGCCCACGGGCAACTTAACCCTATAACTGTTTTTGAGGGTAAAATCCTGGATGGGAGGAACCGCTACAATGCCTGCCTTGAGGCCGGGGTTGACCCAAGGTTTGAAGCCTATACCGGAGATGACCCCATTGGAATGATTGCGGCGCTCAATGATGAGCGGCGGCACGACTCGGATAATGAAAGGGCTATGGTTGGCGCGAGGATGGCAAATCTAAGGCGCGGCTCAAATCAGTTCCGTAAACTGGAAGGCTCCATGGAGCCTTCCACAAGTCCAGTGGTAACAATCGACCGGGCCGCTGAACTGTCAGGCTCATCAAGGGAGTCTGTGAAAAGAGCGAAGATCGTTCTCGAAAATGGCACACCGGAACTGATTGACGCAGTGGATGCGGGACAGATCAGCCTACGCGCAGCAAAGGATATTTCAAAACTGCCAGAACAACGCCAGCGTGAAGTCTTGGCAGAAGGCCCTGATGCGGTAGCCGAAAAGGCCAAGGAAATCCGGGACTTTGGTGGCGAGATTGCGCCATGCCCCAAGCCTGACTTTGAATACGTGGCTCCACCGGAGAAGGAAACCAAGAAGCCAAGGAACAACTACCGGCCCGCCCTTGGCTACGAGATTTCCATCATGGCCATCACCACTCTCCAGCGGATCGGAGACGACGACAAAGAATTGGAGCCAGCCTATCGCGCCGTAATCGACCACTGCAACGAAAGGCTGGCCCTTAATGGGAAATAACAACTAAGCCAAATCCACAAGAATTAATACGATGAAATTATCAAACGTCAAGATCATCACGCCGGAAGAACTGAAGACGCTGCACGTGCATCCCTTCCAGCGGAACATCAAGGCCATCAAGGTGAAGCAATACATGGACAGCATCCGCGAGAACGGATTCTGGAAATCCCACCCGATTGTCTACTTTTTCTACAGCGGCAAGAAGATCATTATCTGGGGCCACCACCGGCGCGAAGCCTGCCTGGCGCTGAAGTGCAGTGGCTATGCCGCCGAGATGCAGGATGTCACCAAGGAGGAAAGCATCGACCTGATCAAGGCTGAGAACTGGGCCACATGGAAGATCGGAGAGACGGTGGCGCTGGAGGTCCGCCGGGGGAATCCTGACTACATCCAGATGATGGAATACGTGAAGCTGGGAATGTCTGTCGCTGCCGCAAGCTCCCTGTTGTCAGGCGACTCCGCCAGCTCCGCCAACTACATGAAGCACGTGAAGACAGGGGACTTTAAGGTCAAGACCACAGAGAATGCTGATAAGATCGCGGCGGTTTTGGCGAAGTTCCCAAACAACAAAATCATCAGAAACGTCAACTTCATCAAGGCCCTTTCCCGGTGCCTCTTTGTTCCTCAGTTTGACTGCGCGGCCTTTGCCAAAAAGCTGGCAACTCACCCCGGCGAGCTGGAGAACCGCAGCACCATCCCGGAATTTACCGACATCATCGCGGGCATCTACAACAAGGCCGCTCGATCACCTATTCCGTTGCGGTTCCTCGCGGATCAGGCGGCCAAGGAGCGGGAGTTCGGTGGCAAAAACAAGAAGTAATCACCCACCATGAACGTCCGCGAATACTACTCCCGCCACACCTTGGCAGAGACCTGCGGGATCAGCGTCTCTCAGATCGACCGTCACATCCGCGCCGGAACCTGCCGCCTTAACAAGGCCGCTGAGAAAATCAACGGTGTCGGGATCAGAATCAACGGGCAACTCGCCTCAAAGTTTATCGGCGTGATGCAGGCCAAGAAAGCGCCTGATCAGCCGATGGCTTAACCGACCCGGATCGGGTCAAAAAACCAACACTCAAAGAGACCACTATGTCTACTACTCAACAACCATTCACGCTCTGGGCGAAGCGAGCCAGTAACGGCATCCGACCCGCCCTCTGCTCGGAAGCCGGAATGATCTTCGGAATCCGTGATTACTCCGACATCATGTTTCGGCAGGACGGGAACCTCCTGTATGCCCACACTGCCAAAGGAACGACCCGTGACGCAGCCGCCATAATGGAACGGAGGGGCAACTAATGAGCATCCAGCAAATCCAACTGATCCGCGAGATGGCCGAAGTGGACATGATCCTTGGCGCTCTTTACGTCGTCCTTGGCAGTCTGGGGTTGCTCTGCATCTGGCACATCAGCCACACCCGCAGGCAGCTTGAAAAACAGAACCGCCAACAGATCCGCCGGGAGTGGCGCAAGTTGAACCTGAGGGGGAATAACTAATGGGCGCACAACATACCGAAGGGCCATGGGCGATTTCACAGAAACCATACGGCGTAAATATCGAGCCAAGTATCGCATGGATTGGATTTGGTTCCGCGCACTCGACCGCAGAGCATAAGGCCAATGCTGCACTAATCGCTGCCGCGCCTGACTTGCTGGCGATTTTGAAGGAACTCGCCGAAACGGACATCAGCAGAACTGACGACAACTTGGTTAAATTCCTCTTTATCGCCATTCGGGAAAAGGCCCGCAAGATCACTGCCGCCGCAGAAGGGAGGGTCGAGTAATGACCCTCGAGCAAATCGACATCGCCATCGCGGAGCATCTTGAATGGTCTGAGATCAGGGTCGGCGAAGGAGCGAGGATTTGGGGTAACCGTCCTAATTCAGCCGGCCAAGATTACCGCAAGGCGGCGGTGCCTCAGTTTCATGCCTGCCTGAATGCCATGCACTGGGCGGAGTTATTCCTGCAAAATGACGATCCGCAGGCCTATGCCGCCTATTGCTCCAATCTGTGTGACGAATGCTGGAGCGCCGTCAGCAAAACCGCCTATGAACGGGCCGAGTGCTTTCTCCACATCATCGGCAAATGGCAGGAGCCGGATAAACTCTCGACCCACATCGCGGTCTGAACAATTTCCAGCCAGTCGCCGGACTCAAACCAAACCCTTGGCGGGGAGCGGCAGTCGCGGCGGGTGGCTGGATCAAATTTCCGACCTGACTGTTTCAGGCGGAATGCCCCTTGGCCGTCTTCTGCTCGGAAAAGTCTAAGGCGACCGGGGGCACAGATTTTCTTAACTGAATACACAAACCACACAAATAAATGGCAACATCAAAACTAAAAGCCCGCGAGCCTGAAGAGGTTCAGCCTGGCCACTCAAAAATGATCATCTTCGGCCCTTCCGGGGTGGGGAAGACTTGGTTCGGACTGTCGTTCCCGAAGCCCTACTATATGGACACGGAAGGCGGTGCTGATCTGAAGCACTATCAGGCCAGACTGAAAGAAGCCGGCGGGGCCTACATGGGGCCAAGTGATGGCACCTTGGATTTCCAGACGGTCCTTTCCGAAATCCAAACACTGGCCACGGAATCGCACCCCTACAAGACGTTGATTATCGACAGCATTACCAAGCTGTATCAGACCGCGGTTTCCAATGAGGCCGAAAAGCTGGGGGACAAGGATGCCTTCGGTGCCTCAAAGAAGCCGGCCATTGCCTTCATGCGGCGTCTGGTGGCATGGATCGACAAGCTGGATATGAACGTGGTCCTGATCGCCCATGAGGCTTCTGAATGGGGTCTGGTGAATGGCCAGCGGTCCGAGGTGGGCAAGGAGCCTGACGTTTGGAATAAGCTCATTTATGAAATCGACCTGGGCCTGCACTGCCAGAAGCGCGGGCCGCAACGGGTGGCCGTGGTCCGCAAGTCCCGCCTGACTGGATTCCCTGAGGGGGAGTCTTTCAATCTGGAGTTTGCCGACTTCGCATCCCGCTACGGCAAGGACTTCATCGAGGCAGAGGCCAAGCCCATCAGCCTGGCCACTGCCGAGCAACTGGCCGAGATCGCCGGTCTGCTGGAAACCGTCAGGGTGGATGAGGATTTCATCGACAAATGCCTCAAGAAATTTTCTGCCGAAACCCTCCCTGAAGTCAACGAAACCCAAGCCAACGCCATCATTACCGCCCTGCGGAAAAAACTCCCAACCCCAACCAAATAACCTATGAAATTCGCTCCAAAATCATCAGAAGAACTCGCCCTCGACGGACTGTTTCCTGCCGGAAAATATCCTTTCGAGGTGATCAAGTCCGAGGACGCCGTCAGCAAATCCGGCAATGAGATGGTGAAGCTGTCGCTGAAGGTCTATGGCCAAGGCGAGCGCGTGACCACCGTCTTTGAATACCTGATGGCCAGCAACCAGCAGCGCTTGAGTCAGTTCTGCACCTTCACGGGACTGGCGGCAAAATACGAGGCCGGGGAGCTGGAGGCTTCCGACTGCGAAGGCCGTCAGGGCTGGGTCTGCATCAAGATTCAGCCGGCCAAGGATGGCTACGATCCGAGGAACGTGGTGAACTACTACTGCCCCAAACCGGAGGGGACGGTGGCCGGCGCTCCTGCTGGTCGGCTGGCGGCTACCCCAAGCGGATTGGATGACGACCAAGAAATCCCGTTTTAGCCTATGCCGATAACATTGGAAGAAAGAAGCCTGACCGTCCTGCAACTCAAGCTGGACTACAAAACCTGCCGATGCGGGACGGTCGGGGCCTACGCCCAGTATCAAGCCGGATCGACCACGATCCAATGCCCGAATTGCCACCTGAGTTATACCGTGCCGGATGCTGAATACGCCGCCGCACTGGCCGGGTGGAAAACCGTCACCAACCAACGCAAAAGATGACCCCTCCGAAATTCTCCAAGCCCAAGCCTGCCGCCACATGGCAGGAAAACAGACGCAGGAATTATGAACACGTCCATTCAATAAAACCCAAGGAAGGCCGGCCGGAACCGCGCCCCGGCAGGGAAGTCGAAATCGGTCCGCACCGCTCAACTCGTGATGTTTGGGACAACAGCGCCAAGGACAAAGCATCATTCAAACTCTGGCTTATCGCCAACAACCGGAAGGCATAACACTATGATCACCGAAATCAAACTCGCCAAAGCACTTAAGGACGTTTTGCCATACGTCGTCACCCGTGTAATCAATTGCGGAGAGGAGGGGTGCGAAGAACCGAACTGCTGGAGTTGCTGGGGATCGGAAAAGGCGGAAAGGGAATCAACCATCGCTGAAGCCATATTCCAAGCATCCGCCAAAGTCCTGAAGGAATGGAAAGCGTCAAGAGCAGCCCAGAAATGCGACTGTGATTCGGGCGAATATTTTGCCAATTGGGGGATGCCTAAGATCTGTCCCGAATACGCCGGGGATGACGAATATTGCACCGTCTGCTGGCATGAGAAGCAATGCCACCAGCATCAACAGGAGGAGCCGGAATGAAACGCGCCATCTACGTTGGCAAGCCCTACCCGTGGATCAATTACGGGATGACCGGCATCCACTGGTCGGACTCGTTCGGTGCTGCGTTCCGCGCAGACGGCGACCCTGTGGCAGTCATTGTTCCACGGAGAGATCTTTATATTCCGTCCGAGGATCAAACCAGACACTACCCAAAACCATGAGCGACACCCCAGAAACACACATCCAGCCACGGCTTGTTCAACATCTTCTGGAGGGTGGCGCATTACGCCGATTCTCTGCTGATGGCCCGAACGATGCGCGCGACAACTTCCATGATCTCCGATGGAACGGATACCGCTTCGAAGTGCGCGGCTCAGGGTCTGCATTTATGACCGGAGACGGATGCCTGATCGCCGCGATGTATCACCCCGAGGAATGGGAAATTCTGCCGAACAGCGTGATACCCAAACACATGGGAATAGCCTGCAAAGTTTGGGAGGACGAACCAACGCTGCATCCGGTTACGCACTGCCCAGATTGCCGGGAGTTCCGAGGGCATGGGCATGAATGCAAATCTGGGCAGGACACCCCAATTACAAAACCATGAGCGACACCCCAGAAACAGACATCCAGCCGCAGCCTTGTCCGGCCCGTTGTCAGGAATGCCACGACACCGGCATTGTCGGCGACGAGGGACCGGGCCGCAAGAACGCCCGCCACGAATGGCACCCCTGCGACTGCCCGAAAGGCGACGAACACCGCCCCCGACGAATGGAGCGATTCCACCCCGAATGGACGGACGCGGAGATGGATGCGATATTGGAACTCGCGCAAGCCAAGGAAATGTCCCAGAAAAATATCATCCGGCAGGCCGTGAGGCTCTACCAAGCTGCCGTCCTGGGGGACTGCACTATTGTCTGGCCGAACAGCGTGACACCCAAACACCCATGAGCACCCCAGAAACAGACAGCCTGCCACAGCTTTGTTCTGCGACTCCACCGCAATACATCCTTGGCTGGCCTGAGCTTGCGCGGCTTTCAGAATCAGAAACACACCGAATTGAGATGGACCCCAGCGGAGGCTGTGGGTGGATAAAGGAAAAAGGAAATCCCGATGCCTTTGGGCACTACCTATCAACGCACACGTTCTACGGGCTGAACCACAAGCACTCCACCGAAGTACTCCGCCGGTGCGGATGGCATGTGACATGCGCGAACTGGGATGGGGCGAACAACGAAACCAAATAACCAAACCATGCATCCCCGCCTTCGCGCCATCAGGAAATTCCGCCGTTACCGTCGCCGCATGTTCATTGACATGTTATTAAAGCGACTGTTTCTCCGCCCGTCAAACAACCAGCCAAAACCATGAGTGACACCCCAGAAACAGACAGCCTGCCGCAGCCTTGTTCGGCAATTGAAATTTACCATCTGGGTAAACACGAAATCAAAACGACCCTGCCGCAAATTACGCTGTATTTCAAGCCGCCGAGCCACTGCTGCCAGAAGTGCAGCAAGAATATCGGATGGTTGGGAAGATTTCTTTTTAGATGGGGACACAGATGCAGCACGCCAGATTTGCCGAACAGCGTGACACCCACAAAACCATGAGCGACACCCCAGAAACAGATAACGCCCAATTCGGGACCGGACGGGTCAGCGTGGACTTTGCGCGGCGGCTTGAAAAAGAACGGGACGAGGCCACGGAGCGAGTTACCGAAGCCGAAATCCTTCTCGCCGATCTGGCGGAAAGCTACTGGCGCACCATCCTCAACGACCAAGACCCCAGCGGCGAAGGTCTCATGGGAGAGCGCGTCGCTCAATACTGGGCGAGATATTCCCACGTAATGTTTAAGTGGGTGAAATATTGTGAGCAGTCATCAACTACAAATCCATGACCCCGATCCAAGACCGTCTCTTCCTCGCCGCATTAGCCCAAGCCGGAATCCCTGCCCCGGTTGCTGAGTTTCGGTTCCATCCGATCCGCAAATGGCGCATGGACTTCGCATGGCCAGACCAAAAAGTGTTCCTCGAAATCGACGGAGGAATCTGGTCAGGAGGCAGGCATACCAGACCGGGTGCTATGCTCAAAACATGGGAAAAAGAAAACGCCGCAGCAACCCAAGGCTGGCGGGTGCTGCGCTGCCAGCCAAGGGATTGCTGCAAGCTGGAAACCATTAATGCTATTAAATCTGCGCTCTGCGTCACCACAACTAAATGAATGAGCTACACCTATTTGCTGGAGCAGGGGGAGGAATACTTGGCGGAATGCTTCTTGGACATACCTGCGTCTGTGCTGTTGAGATTGAACCCTACCCAAGGAAGGTCCTACTCCAACGGCAGCGGGACGGAGTATTGCCAAGATTCCCAATCTGGGATGATGTCACTACCTTTGATGGAAACCCATGGCGAGGAAAGGTTGATGTCGTCTGCGGAGGATTTCCCTGCCAAGACATTAGCGCAGCCGGAAAGGGCGCTGGACTTAGTGGATCACGCAGCGGGCTATGGGGAGAGATGGCCAGAATCATTGGCGAAGTGGGACCGCGCTACGTCTTCGTGGAGAACAGCCCAATGCTCACTCTTCGGGGGCTTGGAACCGTTCTCGGAGACCTGGCCGAGATGGGGTATGACGCAAGATGGGGAGTCATTGGAGGCAAGGAAGCCGGCTTGGCTCAACCCCGTGAAAGACTCTGGATTTTTGCCGACTCTTCGCCGCAGCGGAAGATGCTCCGCTCACAAGGCATACATCCGAGAGGACTACCACGGAAACCTAGAGGAGTATCTAGGAAGGCTTGGTTTCTCCGGCTGGATTTCCCCGTTGTTCTCGGAGACCGTCATGGAGTGGCCAATTGGCTGGACAGACATTGCGCCGCTGGAAATGGACAAATTCCAGCAGTGGCTGCACTCGCATGGAAAGTGCTAGGCGGGCCAGGGCACTCAACAGTTACCACCACAACCCCATGACCAACGAAGAAAAAGCCCTCGCCAAGGAGCAGGCGAAACAGTGGATAACCAAGGCCCCGGAGCCGGAGCTGGTCGCCAAGCCCAGATCGCACAAGGGAAAACCAAGGAGCGCCAAGACCCTGCCAAAATGGATATACCGCAGGCACTATATTTCCGGGGAGGCGTTTTATGTCGTCAACGTCAAGCAGTCGCTCAAAAGCAAGAGCCACCACGTTGGCAGCTTTCCAACAGTCGCTGAGGCGGTGCGGCGGTTGGCTCAGTGGCTGGACCGTCAGCAGGCCGTGGAGAGAGCGAATGCTGCGAAAACCACCACAATCTGATTCTGCCATGATGTCTCCTGAAGAACACGCCAAGGCCCGCGCACAGGCGCAGCGCTGGATGAAACCAATCCCGCCACAGGCCCCGCCCCCGCCGCGCACTAGACTGGGCCGTGGCCTGCCCATCGGGGTTTATCATAGCTACATCGCTGGCAAGCCTTGGCGGGTGCGGATCAAGGTGGGAGAGAGGCTGATCAGTCTGGGTGCCTATGCGACGGTGGCAGAGGCGGCAGCGGCGGCCCTGGCTGGGGCGCAATCAAAGAGCTTCGTAAACCGTGAGAGCGAAGGGAAGGGCCGAGTAGTCTAGCCCCTGTATAAGCCGATCCACCTGCGTCGGTCCCGATCCACGGAGCAGGTTAAATTTTCTGATTCAACACACTAGCCATTTAAATGAAGCCACCCAAAAACGCCGGAAAGGCCCCATCCATGCAGTGGTATCCTGCGGACTGGCGGAAGGATACCGCCGTCCAGATGCTCTCATTCCATGACCGGGGCGTCTGGTTTGAGCTTATCAACATCATGCACGAATCCTCAGAGCGAGGGGTGCTCGTCATCAATGGCGCTCCAATGCCGGAGGATGCCCTGTCCCGGCTTCTGGGTTTGGATAAGCAAACCTTCAACCAAACGCTAAGCAACCTCTTAACCTACGGGGTAGCAAAACAGAGGGGTGAAGATGGGGCCATCTACTGCAAACGGATGGTTGAGGATGAAAAGCTCTCACAACTGAGAAGGAATGCCGGAAAACTGGGCGGAAACCCCAATTTGCTTAACCAAAATCCAACCACCCGGGTTAACCAAAATCCAACCCCTTCATCTTCTACTTCTACTTCTACTTCTCCTTCGGGGAATATACCCCCTACCCCCAAGGGGGATTTATTGGAACTGGATTCTGAAATGGCACCGGCTCCCAAAGCTCCGCGCCAACCGAAGACGGATCACGGCCAAAGAATCCACAGCCTGTTCCATCGCGGCCCGAGGGCATCGTGGTCGGACAAGGAGCTGAAAGCCCTCCGCAAGCTGGAGCCATTCGATGCCGAGGACTTCGCCCTGGTGGAGAGCTACTACCGCACCAGTGGCCACCCATTCCTCAGGACTGAGGTGCAGACCTTCCTCAACAACTACCAAGGCGAGGTCGATAAGGCCAGGCTCTGGAGGAAGCCGGTGACCGTCTCATCCATCGAAAGCCAATACGGCCCAATCATCAACCGCTGGACGCAATCACCATCATGACCCGCACCGCCCCCTGTCCAATCTGCGGCACCGCCGTGACCCGTGAGGCTGTGATCTTTCTGGGCCGGGAGCTGCTGGCCGGCCTCGCCTGTCTCTGCCAAGCCTGCGACGACAAACGTGCACTTGAGGAGGCGACTGCGAAGGCCGCGCGGAGCTTTCGTGACGCCTGGGAAAAGATCGTCCCGCCAGCCTACCAAGCCGCCGAAATCCAATCCGTTTCGATCCGGCTCCGGCAAGCCGCAAGCTGGCTTCCGAAAGTGGGTCAAACGGGACTAGGAATCCATGGGCCGTCCGGCTGCGGGAAAACGCACTGTATGGCGTTGATGGTGCTGTCTGCGGCAATCCCCTTCCGATGGCTCACCGGAGCCGCCCTGCGGGCTTTGGCGCTCAATGCGGCTATGCTGGATGGGGCGGATAGAGATGATGCGCGGAAAACTCTGGCCAGTCTGCGGAATGTGCCGCTTTTGGTGATCGATGATCTGGCCGAAGTGAAGTTCACAGAGGCTTTCGCAGAGAAACTTTTCGAGCTGCTGGAGCACCGGAACACGGCACTGCTCCTGACCTGCTGGACGGCGCAGCATGGGCCCGGGAGATTGGCGGCGAAGATCGCGGCGGGGAAGGGAGTGGATCAGGGGACGGCTGACGCCATCGAGCGGCGGCTGGTGCAGCACTCTGTTATTTTTGAGGGATGAACCCGAACTAGAAAACCAACATGAGCAAATACCCAGAATGCAAACACGGTCACGGCGACCCAAATTCCGAATGCCAGCAATGCAATGCTGACGACCGAATCGTGGAACTGGAGGCGACGCTAAAAGCCCTCCAAGAGGAACTTAACGAATACAAGCACGAAGGCACCACCCACTACATCACTACTCACTACACCAGAGATGGTGAATACTGCTAATTACCATGAACGAACCAACATACGACAGACAAGAATTGATCACAATCGTCTCCGCGCTACTCGCCACCGGCCACTACTCAAAAGTTTTGGCCTGCGAAGACGGCACAGAGGAGCCTCGAGTGCGGGGCACAAGGATCGGCAATGAATGGAAGGAGGAGGGCGCGTGGGGGTTTTTTCAAGCCTGCGCCGTTGAGGATGCCTTGGATATTTTGGATGAGATCACAAAGGCCATTGAGGCAAATCCTTTGAACTGAGCCAAACCCAACATGACCCAACCCACCCAACCAACCGCCCTCGAAGATCAAGTCGGTGGCCGGCACTACAAAGCCCTCGCCATCCAGCCTGCGGAATACTGCCAGCGGAACCGGATAGGATTCTTAGAAGGATGCGTCGTCAAATACGTGACGCGATGGGAAGCAAAAGGCGGCATTCAGGATTTACGAAAAGCTCGACACTGCCTTGAGATATTGATTGAGTTACGCGAAAAGGAACCTACGGTATAAATATGGCAAAGCGAAAGGCAATCTGCGATGACTTCGGTAAAGTATGCACTGGATGCACTACCTATAAACCGTTTGAGATGTTCTCGGCGCAGACGCGGATGTGGGACGGGAGGCAATCACGGTGTAAGGCATGTTATGCAGAGAAGGCAATACAATACAGGAAATATACACCGTGTGTTCGCTGCGGGGCAGCAAAGGAATATGGAGTTCCTAAGGGGGCAAAGCTTTGCCTGCAGTGCGCCAAGTCATGCTCGGAGTGCAATAAAAACGTGAGGCACAAGCAAAGGACTAGGTGCCTCGTGTGCATCCTGAGGTCAAATCGGGATTGCGCGGCGAGGCCGGAGAGTCAGATCAAAAACAGAATAACCAGAATAGCGTCCAAGTACAAAGTAAGCAGGGACGTAGCATGCGCTTTGTCCGTGATTGATAAGTGTCAGTGCTGCGGAAAGGGGTTTAGAACCTCCCGCAACCGCCATGTAGATCACTGCCACGCAACCGGCGCCGTCAGGGGGGTTGTTTGCTTTCAGTGCAACGCTGCGCTTGGGCATCTCAGCGACGATTGCGGGAAAGTAACTGCGGTCCTAGGTTACCTCGCCAAATACAAAAATGGTCGGGAAGATATTGAGAAAGCGATCCACTGCCTGCGGCTGCTGCTGGAGATTGAGTATCCGCCATGCAAGTGAACACCCTCCAAGCCAACGCCGACAAAACGATCCGGGCCGCGCACGCTGCCGGGATGACGGACGCGGGCCTGCTCCGGTTGATCGCTCAGATTATTGTGAGGCTGGAGGGGCGGACGACCTGTAGCCGGTGGGAGATGGTGGAGATGGTGAAGAGGATGTTGGATTATTGACTAAGCGACCCATACGGTGGGGGCCGCGACCACCGCATCGACCGCCAGCGTTCGCCCCAGCGCCATCACGGCGGAAACTATGGGGTCGATCTTCTCGCGGGACTTTTTCTTGTTGGGCTTGATCGCTCCGGTAGGATCAATTTCGCAGGTCACGTTACCGGCGCACCAGGCCAGCAGTGGGTTATCCTCGTGCAGGAGGTTCCCGCCTTTGACCAGCCGCTCCATTTCGGAGGTGGGCGGGGACATATCTTTGAATCCCTGACCAAAGGCGAAGACCGAAAGCCCGGCCTCCTGCATATGCTGCACCGTCTCTTGCGATCCCCAGCGGTCAAAGGCGATGTCGGTTACCTGATACTTCTGGCAGAGGGATTCCACGCCGGCCCGGAGAATCCCGAAGTCGGTCACGTTGCCGGGGGTCTTGGTGATCCAGCCGGATCTCTCCCATGCATCGTAGGGGACGCGGTGCTCGCGGCTGCGCTTGGTGATGTCGTCACCGGGACACCAAGCCCAAGCGAGGAGGGCATACTTGCCTTTGATGCCTGTGGCTGCGAATACTTCATCAGGGCGAAAGACCAAGGCGAATGCTGACAAGTCGGAGACCTTGGCCAAATCCAAAGCGCCGTGGCACTTCCGGCCGAGGAGTTTTTCCGCCAGCCCTGCGTGGTTCCCGGCGATCCAGTCGGTGGGATCAAGCCATCGTTCATCGGCATTGGCCCAGATGTTGAGTTGTTTTGTCAGGAAGGTGGTCAGCTTGGAGGGGGTGGCTTCCACGACCTTGATCTGCTGGGCCATGTAGTCGTAACTTTTGACTGTGCCCAGTGCCGGGTTTGCCTTTTCCCAGACGGCGGGATTGGCGTAGTCTGCCAAGTCCTCTGGGTCTGCCATGGCGATGTAGACCAGAAAGGATTCGTCAACGAGGGTGCCGTCCAAGATGTCTTCACCGCGCTTGTGAGTTTCATACGCGAACGTGGAGGTATCTGTGCCCGCCGTGGAGATGTCCACCATGACAGGCTGTTCCCGCGCTCCCATGCCGTCTTCCAATGCATCCCATAGGCTGCGGTCTGTCCATTGGTGGACCTCGTCACAGATGGCGGCGTGGGGATTGAGTCCGTCCTGGGTATCGGAATCACCTGACAGCGGCACCAGCTTTCCGTCAGCGCTGGGGAACTCAAGGATATTCTGACGCTCGACGAACCGGGCCTTCATGGAGCGGGGGCAGTATTTCAGGAACCGACAGGCGTCTGACCAACCGAGTTTTGCCTGGTCCCTTTTGGTGGCGGCGAAGTAAACCTCTGCTCCGGCTTCCCCGTCCATGGATAACAAGAAGAGGGCAAGCGCGGCGGCGAAGGCAGTTTTTCCGTTCTTCCGGGGCACACGGATAACTGCGGTGCGGAACCGCCTCAGTCCTGTGTCTTTATGCACCCATCCAAACAACAGGCCACCGATGAAAAGCTGGAACGGGGCAAGCTCGAAAGGCTGGTTTTTGAATCGGCCTTTGTAGTGCCGGAGCAGTGAGCAGAATTGCGCGAAGATGGCACCCTTGAGAGGCTCCCAAACGAACGGGAAGGCATCACCGCCCTGCCGATCCAGATCATTTAAATGCCGCTGACACGCGAGCTTAACCAGCTTTCCTGCCGGAGTCTCTCCGGACAGGACGGATCGCGCATAGGCGGTGGCGGGGTCTTCTGCCGGGGCGGTGTGGCGCTTGGCTGGCATGGTTCATTGTCTTTCCTCTTGGCTGTATTTGGCGTGACACTTTACGCAGAGGGCCATTAGATTGGAGTGCACAAAGGCGAGGTGAGGGGCGGTCTGCAGGCTTTCCTTGTGATGGACTTCCTGCGCTGGCGGGGGGAACTCGCCGTGCCAGCCGTGGGGGTTTTCGCAGATGGGATTCCGGGAGATGTAGGTGAGCCTGACGCGCTTCCAGAAATTGGAATTGCGGAGATCGGAGGCGATCCGCAGGCCGGCGGTCATCCGCCGGGTTTGCCTGTCATAAACCTGCCTGGCGTGAGATGGCGCGGTGAACTTGGGCAGGCTGTGCTGGGGCGGCTTGGTGGGCATTCAGTTACCACGCTGGGCTTTGAGGAGTTCGGCGAAGGGGTCGTCTTCCTTGACGTTGCCGCCGAACTTGGCGCGGGCGGATGGGGTGAGGCCGAGGCTGGAGAGGTAGGAGAAGCAATCCTTTCCTGACTTGAGCATGGTATTCATCAAAGGGTGGGCTTTGACGTTGCCTTGGTTGTCGCAGATGGTGCGGCCATCCAGCTGGATGGAGTCGCGGCACTCCTTGTAAAGCTGGAAGGATTCGGCGGCGTGGATCAGGAAGATTCTGTCAGCGGCGTCGATGAATCCCATGAGTAGCAGGCACTCCACGGCGTCGTCCCAGAACTTGAGACCGTGGGCTTCAAGGTGGTCAGGGGGGCTGGCGTCAAACTCTCCGGCCTTGGGGGCATCTTTGCTGGGCAGGGGCTTGGGACCGGCTCCACCTTGGCTGACGCGGCGGGTGCGGCCGAGGCTATCGTGGGACTTGGTGGTCTGCATGATGGGAGATGGTGGAGGCTAGTAAGAGGATGACGGCGGCGCAGATGGCCGGCGGGATGGCGATGATGGCGAGGGCGGAGGCGATGAGCTGGAGGCCGAGGTTGATCAGGGCATTCAGAAGTCTCATGGGTCGGCCTCCTTTTTGGGCAGCTCGACTTGCCACCAGCTTTTGTTGTGGATTCTTGAGCCGTTCAGAACCCCTTTCTTGCACAGCCTGACAACGTGCTGCTGTGAGATGCCAAGTTTTTTCGCAGCCTGGGACGAACTGAGTTTTGCCATGGTTGAATGGTATGGGGTTCAGATGGTTCAGCAAGTTCTTTTGGGTCACAAGGTTCAGTTGGTTCACTAATTTCTGATACGACAGAAATCCAGTCTTGCGGGAAGCCTGATAAAAAGGGATAGGTCCGCCATGCTCCGAGCAATCGCCGCCCTATCCGCCTTCACGGCGCTGGCGTGTGCCGCTTGCACGGTGCGGCCCCTGATCCGCTCCGGGGAGTCTGTGGTTTCCCTGGGCGGGTCTGTCTTTACGAAGTCTGCTGGGGAGACTGCCAGTTATTCCGGGCCGCTGGGGACGCTGAGTTATAGCGACACTGGCAAGGATGAGACGGTGATCCCCGGCAAGATCGCCAACTACTATGGCGTGAAGGCGGTCACGGAGGCGGCAACGTCGATGTTCCGCACAAGCGAGAGCACGACCCGCATTCTGGCTAAAGAGGAGACGAGCCGGGCCGCTACCACTTCGGCGGCTGATGTGGAGAAGCTCAAAATCCTTAACCCCGTGGAGGAAGCTCCTATCCAGCCATGAATGAAATCAATAGCTCCAAATCCATCTTCAAATCCAAGACCGCCTTCGCAGGGGTGTTGGTTGCCGTGGCCGGTGCGGTTGGTTCCTTTGCTCCCGGTCTCGCGCCGTGGATCGCGGCCCATGCTGACTTGGTTCTCATGGCTGCTGGCATTCTGCAGGTCGGCCTGCGGATGGTTACTAAGGGCAGCGTTAATCTTTTCGGTGATCCTGACTAGCTGCTCTCACGATTACCAGGCGGCAAAACAAACTCTTAAAATAGCTGAAATCGATTCCTGGGCCAAGCCCATCCAACCCGAACCGCTCCAATTCACCCCACTGATTCCCCGCACTAAGTCCGAACTGGAACGCCAAGCCGCTGACGAACAAGCGGCGATGCAAACCCTGAAGCGCCTGCGCTTTACCCCATGAAAGTTTTCCTCCTGAAATACATCGCCACCTGGTTGGCTGACAACAACAAGCTGGCAATCGCGGCGATTGTTGAGGCGATCAGTGTTGCTGATGCCCGGTTCGGGAAGGGGTCGGAGAAGCTGGAGTTCGTGAGGACAAAGGCGGTTTCCTATCTGCAAGGGCAGGCTGGCTGGATCATCGACACCATCATCCACCTTTTGCTGGCTTGGGTTCGCAAATCATGAGCACTCTCCCCGTCCGCCAGAAGCTGATCGAGATCGCCCGCCGCGAGGTGGGGGTGCGTGAAGTGGGGCGGAATAGTGGGAAGAGGGTGCGTGAATATCAGGCGGCCTGTGATCTGGCGAAGGAGCAGCCGACTGGCTGGCCATGGTGTGCGGCGTTTGTATGCTGGTGCATTCAGCAATGGGGGCAGGATAAGGAGGTGTTGGCAGCACTGAAGCTGACGCCGGCCGGATTTGAAAAATGGAGGCCGAAGACTGCCGCCGCCTTTGGACTGGAAGACTGGGCCAAGAAACGCGGCCTGCAGGTGATGTTCGCTGACGACATTCCATCACTACGGACGGGAGACATCGTGACTTTTGACATGAGCCATACGGGCTTGGTGGCTGATGATGCCAGAGGGGTTATCAAAACCATCGAAGGGAACACCGGGGCCAGTGGTGGCCGTGAGGGGGACGGGGTGTGGGATAAGTCCCGTAACTTCAAGGAGTCCCGGAAATTCATCCGCCTTTTGCCGCCATGAGCCAAATCCTGACCATGAGTGAAGAACAGACAGAGGGCTTTTCCAGTCGACTCAAGACCCTTGATATTGTGGTCAAGCTTGGCTGGGCGCTTTTGGCAGGAGCCTTTGCGATGGGGGTGTGGGTGGCCACGATCCAGATCGCCGTCAACGAAAACACTCACACGACTGCCGCAGTGCAGCCGCGCATCCGCGAGCTGGAGCTGAAGGAAAGCGCCAACAATGAGAAGCTGGCTAACATCCTGAAAATCCTAGACCGGATAGACCAGAAACTGAATCAATGAGCGACCGAACATTCATGACTCTGCGTGAGGCAGGCGTTTCCCAGACCGGGATTCGCCCCCGCTTTGCGCCGATGCGGAATGAAAGCCCACTGACTAATCCTGGGAGTGAATTTCTGGCGGCTCTGATGGGTAGCACTGGGCCACTGGGCGCGAAGGTGAATGAGCTGACGGCGCTGGGAGTGAGCACGGTCTACGCCTGTGTCCACTACATCGCCCAGATCGTCAGCACGCTGCCGCTGGAGCTGTATGTGCAGAATGGGGACAGCCGGACGCCGGCCGTGGGGCATCCTGCCCGGCGGGTGATGCGCACACGGCCTAATCCGATCATGGTGAGCAGCGATGTGCGGTATGCGCTGGCCTTCAATCAGGCGCTGCATCACAACGCTTATGCCCAGCTGGTCTTTGACCGGTCGGGGCGGATCGCGGAAATTTACCCGCTGCGGACGAGGAACGTGTCGATGGATATGGTTGGGAATTTCCCGCGCTATACGGTGACCAGTGATAGTGGCAGCAAGGTGATTGGCTTTGATAAGATGCTGCATCTGCGGGGGATGTCGCCGGATGGATTGAAGGGTCAGGGGCCGATCAGTCTTTCTGCCAATCTGATTGGGCTGGCGCAGGCTTTGGAAGAGAATGCCAGCCGGTTCTTCAGTAACGGATCGCGGCCTGGGATGGTTTACACGGCGGCGCCGGGGGTGAACCTGACGGAGCAGCAGCGGAACGCACTGAAAGATCAGCTCAATTCTGCTTATCAGGGGGTGGATAACTTTTTCCGCACGATGGTGCTGGAAGGTGGCGGCAAGATGGAGATGACGCGGACGGCGAATGACAGCAGTCAGTTTGACGAGATCGCCAAACGGACGCACCAGCAAATCTGCCAAGTGTTTGGGGTGCCTCCGCACAAGGTGGGGATTCTGGATAACGCGACCTTTTCCAACATCGAGCAGCAGCAGATTCAGGCAGTGCAGGATTTGTTTCTGCCATGGTGCAAGCGGTGGGAGGAGGCCTTCGCGGGTGCTCTGCTGCTGCCGGGTGAGCAGGATAACCACTACTGGAAGCATAACCTGAATGGGCTGCTGCGGGGCGATGCTGCGGCCCGCTTTAGCGCCTACAGCACGGGCCTGCAGAACGGCATCTACAGCATCAACGAGGTGCGAGGCTACGAAGACCTTGACCCGATCGAGGGCGGTGACACGCACGTTCGCCAGCTGAATATGGCTGACATCTTAGCAACCGCCGCCGCACCGGCAACAATGGAACCGGCAGTATGAAAGTGAAGCAAAAAGAGATTACCAATCTGGCCGACAGCACCCGCTCTGGCGATCCCGCCAAGCTGAAGACGGTGTGGGAAAATGCTGCCAAGATTCAGAAACCGCAGGCGCTGTCTCACGAGCTTTTGATTTATGACCGGATCGGCGCTGACTATTTTACTGGCGGCGGGATCACCCACCAATCTGTGACGGACTGGCTGGCCGGACTGGAGCCGAGCAATTCCGCTATCACGGTCAGGATTAACTCACCGGGCGGGGATGTCTTTGAGGGCGTCGGCATCTACAACGCACTGGTGGCATGGCAGGCGGGGCAGGATGACCGGAAGATTACGGTTAAGATTGACGCGCTGGCGGCATCGATTGCTTCGGTGATTGCGATGGCCGGCGACGAGATTGTAATTGGTGGCAATGCCATGATGATGATTCACCGGGCCTCAACCATCACGATGGGGAACGCTGCTGACCACCTGAGCACTGCATCCACGCTGGAGAGCATCGACCAGATTATTGTCGATACCTATGAGGCCCGCACTGGCCAGAAGCCAACCGACCTCAAGGGATGGTTGGATGCCGAGACTTACATGACGGCGGCGGAATCCGTGGAACGCGGGTTCGCTGACCGATCCGAAAATTTGAAGGGGAAACCGGAGACCAAAGACCCGGAATACCTGGAAGACCAATCCGTGGCGCGTCTGGCAGCCGCCCGGCTACTGGTGGCTCAGATGGGCCGTCCGACAGTCACCGCACACGCCGCAAACTGATAACACAAACACCCATAATAACATGAAAAAGAAACCGTTGATCGTCCTGCCAGTCTTGGCATTCTCCCTCACCTTCCTCACCATGGACGCCAGCCCGCTGGATGCCGTCCATGCGAAGATCAAGGCCGTGGCCGCTGATGCCGACAAAATCCTCGCCGGAGCCAAGGATGGCTTGAGTGAATCTGACCTGGCCAAGGTCAAAGAATACCATGGGATGGTGGATGGCCTCAAAGCCACCGCCAAAGCCCTCGAAACCCAGAGCCAGCTTGGTGCCTATCTCGACAGCGTCCCTGACTCTGAGAAGCGCAAGGTGATCCTCGATGCCTCTGGCCTTTCCAATCAGGATGCCTCTGATGCGGAGCGTTTCAGCTTCCGCCGCCTGATTGTTGGTCAGCTGGCCGGTGGCAAGCTGGACGGTGCCGAGGCTGAGATGGTGCAGCAGGGTGCCAAGGATGCGGTGCAGCTGGCCAGCCAAGGGAGCCATGTTCCCCGCGCCGTGCTTGCCACCATGTTTGCCAATCGCTTCCGCAACGACCTGACCGCTGGCGGCACTGGCACTGGTCTGGAAGTCCTGACCCGTGAGCCTTTGCGCGGGATCGTTGATCCGTTTTACGAGTCGATGGTGACCCGCACCCTGGGCGCTCAGTTCCTCAGCGGTCTGCAGGGCAATATTCCCTTCCCTAAGATGGGCCGGGACTCGACTAAGCCTGCCTTCGCCGCTGAGAATGGCGCCTCCACCGAGCTGACCCCAACCAGCAGCCTGATCACCCTCAGCCCTAAGCGCATCCCTGCCCACGTTGAGCTTTCCAAGCAGCTGCTCCTGCAGACTGACCCGAGCATTGAGGCATGGGTCCGCAATAACCTCCTGCAGGAGATCGCCATCATCTGGGAAAAGGCGGTCATCCACGGCACCGGCTCTGGCAGTCAGCCGACCGGGATCGTGGCCACTGCCGGCATCGGCTCTGTGGCTGGCGGCACCAACGGTCTGGCTCCTACCTGGGCGAACATCGTGGACCTCGAAACCGCACTGGCCAACGCCGATGCGGCCACCGGCAACCTCGCCTACCTGACCAACTCCAAGGTGCGCGGATCGCTGAAGAAGATCAGCATCGAGGCTAGCACCAACGCTGAGAAAATCTGGAGCCGCACCACCCCTGAACTCCCGCTCAACGGCTACGTTACCGGGGTTTCCAACTGCGTTTCCTCCACCCTGACCAAGGGCAGCTCCTCCGGGGTTTGCTCTGCAATCATCTTCGGCAATTTTGCTGACTTGGTTATCGCTCAGTGGGGTGGCCTTGACGTTCAGGTCAATCCCTACAGCCTCGACACCACCGGACTGGTACGCATCACTGCGGCCGCCTTTGGTGATAACGCGGTGCTCCGGGCTGGCTCCTTCGCTGCGATGCTCGATGCGCTGACTGCCTGATTTTGTTGGTGCCATATGATAAAGCCGGGGCGGGGATACGTCGCCGCCCCGGCAATCATTCTTTTTTGTTATGAAATTCCTGATCAACTCCGACTGCCTGATCGCTGGCCAGCATATCGCCGAGGGCACTGTGGTGACCGTGACTGATGATGTGGCCGTGGAGCTGATGTTGGCAAACCGCGGTCGGGTAGTCCCAGAGGATTACGCTGCGCCAACTGAAGAGCCTGCCAAAGCAGCCAAGCCTACGAAAAAATGATTCCTTCTGCTGCCATCTCCCAGCTGGTGACTGCACCTGCGATTGAGCCGATTACCCTGGCTCAAGCGAAGGAGCATCTACGGGTGGATGGTAGCGATGAGGATTCGCTGATTGCGCTTTGCATTACGGCGGCACGGGATCGGATCGAAAATGAATGCCGGAGGGCTTTTGTCCGGCAGAAGTGGATTGCCTATATCACGGGCGATTTCGCCGAGGGGGTGGTGGTGGAACTGCCCCGCGCCAGACTGATGGCAGCGGAGACCTTTTTGTTGGAATACCGGAACGACGCTGGCACTTGGACGGCATGGGCAAACACTGCCCAGCAGCCTGCCAGAGAACCGGCGCTGCTCTGGCTGACCTCCTACCCGAGCAACATCGATACCCCGCGCAGCCCACAGGATGCGGTCTGGCGGGCGAGTTACTGGGCCGGGTATGGTTCACTGGCTACTGACGTTCCGGGGCCGCTGAGGCACGCTATTCTGCTGCTGACTGCCCATCTTTTTGAGCGGCGGGAGATGGTGATTTCTGGGGCGACCATTACGGAGATTCCGAAATCCCTCGATTGGCTGATCGACTCTTTCCGGGTGCCTTGGGAGGGGGCGGTTAAATGACACCGATCGGAAGTAGAGATGCCAGAATAACAATCCAGCGGGCCACGGAGTCGGTGGATGCTCAAGGCTCTGTGACCCAGACATGGGCCACACTGGCGACGCTGTGGGCGCACGCGCAAACGATGAGTGGCAAGGAGACGACGAATGGGTCGGCAAGGGATGCCAGTGCAGAGCGGGTTTTCTCTGTGCGCTATCAATCAGCGCTGGATGACCTGAATCCACGGGACCGGATCAGCTGGGGTGGTTTTATTTACGACATCACCAGCGCTCTGCCACTGCCACCATCCCGGCCGGCTGAGGTGATCATTTCGGCGGTCTTCACGAATAACGCCATCAACGCGACTGGCTACAGCTTCACTTCTGATACCACTGACTTTACCGCCGACATGACGCTGCAGACCGCTGACCACACCTAAACCTATGGCAAAGCAAACCATCAACATCGGCGCTGCTGCCAACGACGGCACGGGCGATCCTATCCGCACGGCATTCGGGAAGGTGAATGATAACTTCACGGAGATTTACACGGCTAATACCGGGGTGAATACCGGGGACCAAAACCTGGCGGCCTATGCGACGACGGCAGCAGTGGCGGCGGGGTATCAACCACTGGACTCTGACCTGACGGCGATCGCTGCGCTGACGACTACGGCCTATGGGCGGGCGCTGCTATCGACTACTGACGCGCCAACGCTCCGTACCGCCATCGGCCTAGGCCAAACGGACGCGCCGACGTTTTTGGCCCAAACCCTGACCGGCCAAAGCCTGACCGGGACGCAGGCGACTAGTCTGGTTGATCTGGCTGCGACTTGGAACACGACAGGGACGCCGACTGCCATTAAGCTCCAAGTCACCAACACCAACAGCAACGCTGCGGCCCTGCTGCTGGATTTACAGGTGGGCTTGGTGAGCAAAGCCAGCATTACGAAGGGTGGACAAATCGCTTCTGGCTTCGGATACACCTACGCCCAACCTCAATTTTACGACTCCAGCATTGGAGTAGCCGCCGGTTTTCAGATTCTTTCCTCAAGCGGCGTTGCTGCTTACGGGGGAGGGACTGCCATTTGGGGCGTTGATAACGGCGCTACAATCGGGATGAGATTGGCTAGTCACATTCCTCTTGGTTGGACAAGCTCCCACGCCCTTTCCAACGTGCCAGACGTCGCTCTTTTCCGAGACGCCGCCGGAATCCTAGCCCAGCGGAACGGGACAGCAGCGCAGGCGTTTCGGGTTTATAATACTTTTCCCGGAACGACCGCAAATGAATGGTTTGAGATTGATTGGAAGACGGGAGCAAACACCGTGCGGCTCTTTACCAATCATGCCGGGACAGGCGGCGCAAGATCAATTGATATTTCAGCGGGTGCAACTTTGTTTTTTGGTTCTGGGACAAGCTCACCAATCCGAATGTATTCCAGTGGGGTTGAGCGTTGGAATATTTCTTCGACTGGTCACTTCATCGCCGCCACACACAATGCCTACGACATCGGCGCTGCTGGCGGGGTAAATTGTCCGAGGAATATTTTCGTCGCTCAAACTGTCCGAGCCAATGCATTCCAGTTAAATGCCACCAGTCACGTCTATGGCACTGTTGATGGCATTATTGGGTTGTATAATTCAGCTCTTAATAACTTTGACCGGCTGCAACTAGGCGGCACCACCTCCGCATTCCCCGCGATCAAGCGGAGCACCACAAGCCTGCAAGCCCGCCTTGCTGATGACAGTGCGTTTACCAACATCCAAGGAAAGCTGACCACAGACACCGCATACACTGCCACTGTAGTCGTCCCAACCGGATTCCTGACGCTCTACGATTCGACCGGGACTGCATACCGGGTGCCTTGCGTTGTTTAATTAATTCCCACACATGAACCCAACCTACAAAACCAACCTCATCACCTCCCGCAACGCCAACCTCGCAGAACAGCACGATCTGCGGGAGCGGCTCAAACAACTCGAAAGCGAAGAGACCCAACTCAAAGGGGCCATCGCCGTCCTGACTCAAATCGATCAAGCCGAAGCCGAGAAGGCCAAGGCTGAACAACCCACCACCTAATAACACATGGCCACAATTACCATCCCACTTGATACTCCGGCAGAACGTCCTGAGGTTCCGTCGAAGACTTACAACGAAATCTACATCATGGACTTGGCGATTAGCTCCCGGTCCATGGGCGAGCAAGACTCGATTTACGTTGAGTATGTCCCCTACGATCAGGCGACCGGCGACCGGCTTTTGTCAGATCGACGGGAAGTTCGGCTTCCTTTTTGGGAGGCGGTGCAGTCTATTCCGTCCGCTGCGGCTGCTTTTGGGGCGGTTGCGGTTTGCTTGCCTGATTTGATTGCTTATCAGGCCGAGAAGCAGAAGCCGGTCGAGCCTACTGAATAACATCATGCCAGCCGTCAATCACAGCGCAAAGATGGCAACGTCACTGATGGTGGCGATGAAGGCCCATGGCGCTCTGACGGCATTGATCGGGGCAGGGACAGCCTGCCGACTGTATAGTGGCAGGGCGGCCCAAGGGAGTGCCCTACCAAGGGTGATCTGGCATGAGATCACCAGCACCCCGGAACATACCCATGATAGCGCGACGACCGCCGACCCCGGCATGGAGGATACCATCGTGCAGTTTGACATCGAGGCGCGGCATCTGTCCGGGTGCCGCGCTGTGGCCGATGCGATCAGCGAAGCGCTCAACGGAGCCAAGCCCGGAGGGGCCGCTGCCGACCTGCAAGCTGCCTTTCGGGAGTCCGGCGGGTTTGCTCAACCTCTGGACTACCAAACCGGCGACGGCATCACAGAAGCCCACCGGCTGTCAGTCGATTACCGGATCATCTGGCGTGATGCCTGACCTTTAACACTTTCAAACCATGGCCAAAAAAGCAGCATACAATACCCGCATCCAAATCACTGACCCTGCAGACTCATCCGTGATCCGGGTGAAGCATCTGGGGGATATTTCCGGGCCGGAGGTTTCCGTGGCGGTGGTGGATGTGACGGCGCATGATAGCCCGGATGGGTTTTCTGAGTCGCTGGCAGGGATCGCCGAGGCTGGGGATGTGACCTTTGAGCTGTTCTTCGATCCCAACGATAACGGGCACTCCCGGCTGCTGGCGATGGTGGATGAGCGGAGGCCGGCGGCGTTTGTGATCCGGCTCCCGGCTGACTCGACGCAATTAATCCCGACCACGAGCTTTGCAGGGTCGGTGGTGGGGTGGGTGCGGAATGGCAACTTTACGATAGGGGGTGGGGTGGCATACTACACGGCAGCCGATCCTGCGGCGGGTGATTACATCGAGGCTACGCTGACGGTGGCCCCGCTGATCGCTGAGAGCTACGTGGTGGCCATTACATTCACCGGGACCACCCAAGGCACGGCCAGCGTCAACGTGCTGCATGGCGGGGCTGTTGTCGGGACGGTGAACCCATCTGAAGGCGGCACGCAATACGTGCGATGGGATGCGGTATCGACGAGCCTGCTTTTGAGGATTGAGGTTCCTTCCAGCATTAGCACGCTGCAGACTTTTTCAATCGCTGGCGTCTCAATGATGGGCATCACCAGCAACACGGCCACCCGGTTCAACTTCACGGGCCTCGTCACCAAGGTGGGGATTCTGGCCCCGGTGGGTGATGCCCTGAAGGCTCCGGTGAGCGTCAAAATCAGCGGGGCACCCGTCTACACCCGCGTCTGATCTTCTTTCCGATTCTCCAACCAAAAAACTAATATAACACTATGGCTAAAAAAGCAGCATACGGCACTAAACTGGCGATTCAGCGACTCCAAACCGGGAGCTACACGGATGTGGCCAATGTGGGCGACATCTCCGGCCCGGAGGTTTCGGTGGAAACGATCGATGTCACCACCCATGACAGCGCGGACTTCTTTACGGAGTTCCTCGCAGGAATCGCCGACAGTGGCGATGTCTCGTTCGATCTGGTCTTTGACCCGAATCTGGCGGCGCACGAGACCATCTATAACGATGTGGTCGGGCGTCAGAAGCATAACTTTTACCTCAAGATGCCCGGCTGGGTCAGCACCGCGGCTGGTGGATACATCGCCTTTGCTGGTATCTTTACGAAGATCGGCCTGACCTTCCCGGTCAAATCCGGGATCATGGCCCCGGTGACGATCAAGGTGAGCGGGAAGCCCGTTTACACCAAGTTTGTCTGATCCCTGATTCACTAAACCCACACACCATCCACCACACATGGACCTAAAACCACGATTCACGACCCGCGCTGTCCGGCAGCTCTTTGAATGCCACGGCATTGATTTGATGAAACTGTCAGGCGATGCCATCACGGACTCTGAGAGCCGGAAGAAGATCACGATCGGCGGGATGCCGGATGCTGACGCTGCGAAGGTGGCGGAGGCGTGCGATGACCTGACGCCCGGTGAACACATCGAGCTGCTGACGGAGGCAATCCGCCGCGATCTGGTGCCAGCCTCTATCCGGGAGGCGACCGCGAAGGCCGCTGACACGGGCAAAAGCGAATGATAACCAATCTGCCAGAGAGGGACAGTCTGCGGCCTACTGGGCCGGGAGTGTGGCCCGTGCTCACCGGGTCGCGTCCCTCTCTGGCGATCTCTTTTGGGGGCTTACGCCGGCGGAGGTTGACGGTATCATGTGCGAAGCGCTGGATGAATGGCGGGCCAGAGACAGGTCCGCTGCCTACAATGCGGCGATGATCTGCGCGAGCCTCTACAACTGCCACCGAGACCCCAAGTCTCACCCAGACCCATTCACCCCAGACGATTTCCTACCAAGAATCCAAACCCCTAAACCAGAAGTGCCGCCAGAGGTGGTGGCGCAGAAGGTGACGATGGCGATGGGGGTGCTGTCCAAACTAAACGCATGAAAGTAACCGCTCAAATCTCAGGCTTTACGGCAGCGATCAAATCCATGCAGGAGCTGGCGGATAAGATTGAGCGCGGCGGGATGCGTGAATCACTGACGAAGGCGGCTCGACCCATGACGGCGCGGGTGAAGAGCCTGACCCCGGTGGGAACGACGGGAATGCTGAAGAAGAGCATCAAGCAGAAGATTCACACCAGTAAGCGGAAGAAGATGGTTACGGTCTACATTGGCTCATCCCGCAGGACTGAGATGTGGATCGACCGCTTTGGTAACGGGAACATCACTCCTGTCAGGCCGGCGAACTACGCTCACCTGGTGGAGTTCGGAACTACCTCACGCGGGAGCTACGGCAGGAAGGGCGAGAAGTCACAGGGGGGCAATCCCCCGCGTCCATTTCTCCGCCCTGGCTACGCACAAACCAAGGTCGCCACCCATCAAGCCTACGCGAAACTACTGGGTGAGGCGATCGACAAATCAGCCGCAAAGCAGGCCCGCCTAAAAGCAAAACGACGATAACACTATGGCTAAAGATTCCATTGCTGACCTGAACATCGCGCTCCGTGCTACGGCGGACAAGCTGTCGTCTGACATCAATCGTGGGATGAAGGGGGCGCAAGGCTCTGTTAGTGCTGGAGCGGTGGCGCTGGGGACGGTGATCGGAGCGGGTGTAATTGCAGGCCTGGGCGCGGCAATGGAGGGGATCAAAAAAGCGGTGAGTCTTGGCTTTGAGGGGCTGGGCAGGATCGATGCCTTGGATGAGATCGCAGGCAAGGCCGGTGTGGCAGTCAGTGCCTTTCAGTCGCTGGGGTATGCTGCGGAGGTGGCGGGCAGTAGCCAGGAGGCGATGGCCTCAAGTATCGCCAAAATGCAGGCCAGTATAGCCAACGGAAAGGCCGAAGAGGCGATCACGCGGCTTGGACTAAACTTTGAGAAGATCAGCGCGATGGATGCGCCGGGGCAGTTTGGCGAGATCAGCCAGAAGCTGTCGGAGATGAAGAGCATTGGCGATAAGATCGACCTGACGAAGACGATCTTCGGGAAGGGCGGGGTCGACATCATGAATGTCATCAACCAAGGCAAGGGCGGGATACAAGAGACTGACAGATTCCTGACGAGCATCGGGGCGAAGCTGACTGACATCCAAGTGCAGACGGCTAATCTGGCCAACAACGAGATGGACCGGCTGAACAAGGAATGGGAGGCGGTGGGGAATCATCTTGGCATAACGATTGCCCCGGCCATCATTATGCTGGGGCGGGGGATCACTGATTTCATCGTCAAGTCTGGCGGGGTGGGGCCGATGATCAGGAAGTTTACGGACGAGGCGGTGAACTTCGCCGCAAAAATCGCTGACTGGGCGCAGCCATTCATTATTTTTAAGGACTTGGTGCTGAATGGATTCAAGGCCGTGAAGGCGGTGATCGATGTGGCAGGGACGGCGCTGGCCTCGATTTGGGTGGAGGGGAAGGCGTCGTTCAACGTGATGTGGGAATACATCAAGGTGACTCTGCAGGAGATGAAACAGACCTTTGCGGAGCTTGGGAAGACCACGGCCACGGCCTTCCAAGAGCCAGTGAAGACCATCAAGAAAGCCTTTGGGATCAAGGAGGAGCCGCAGGAGGTAAACCCGTCTCCCTATGGGGATATAACCACGGGGCTGGCAGTCCTGCCTGGAGATGAGGTGACGCCTGCTGACCCTTCACTTATCGGGCCTGCCCAGCAAGAGAATGCGCTTATTGACCGCAGCTTTTTCAACCAAGCTGTCGCCGATTTGGATGGCATCCAGCAGGCCACCGAGGACGCGCTGGTGAAGTCCGGGGATGTTGCCGCCAAGGAGATCGCCGATGCCGCCAAGGCTTCTGCTGCGGCCTTGAGCGATCCATTTGACGGTGGGCTTTCGCCGGGTGATCAGATCATAGCTTCCTACGAAAAAACGCGGGATGTGATCGCGGCAGAGGCGGCGGCTGAAGTGCAGATACAGGCAAATAAGCAAGCCAACCTGAGTGAGATCATGGACGCGGCTGACAAGAAGGACCAAGCACGGCGACTGAAGATGATCCGGGAGAAGCTGAATGATCTGGATGATCTGGATCAGGCTAACCGCCGGAGCATGGAGCAATTCCAATCCATGAACCGTGCGGTGGTGACGGACATGGTCAGCGCATGGGCGACGGGGACCGGGAAGATTTCTGACATCGTCAACCAGTGGGCCAGCCGGATGATCCAACAATTTATCCAGCTATCCCTTTTCGGGAATGGCGGGAGCATTGGCGGGCTGACAGGATTGATCGGAGGGGCGTCTGGGGTCGGAGGGGTGCTGAAGGGGCTTTTTGGGGGTGGCTTTGCTGACGGTGGCCGGCCTCCGATGGGCAAGGTTTCGGTGGTGGGGGAACGGGGGCCGGAATTGTTTGTGCCTGACAGCGCGGGGAGGATCATCCCGAATGGCAGGGCGCAGGCGTTTGCTGGCGGTGGCGGGGGGAGCCAGGAGCCTGCGGCGGCTCCAATCATCATCAACCAAAACTTCCAAAATGGGGTGACCCGCGCAGAGCTGGCGGGCAGCATGGACGAGATGATGGATCAGACGAGGGCGGCAGTGGCCGAGGGGGTGAGCCGGGGCGGGGGATACCGGAAACAGATGCAATCTTAACCAAAAAACCAATCAACTAATATGGCCAGAAAACTACGAATCGAATGTGAGCAGCGGACGCGAGCCGGTGGGGTGCTGAAATGCCTGCGGACTGGAGTCCAGCCGCTCTTTTACCGGGGCGAGGCGATCATTCTGGAGCTGGGGCTTTTTGCCAATGGCCGGATGGTGCTGCGCTCTGACCTGACGAACATCAAGGTGAGGTTCAAAAACGGGGCTACCCTGCTGACCGAGACAATCATTGTATCAGCAAGCCTTTCCGCATCCCTGACGGCGCAGCAGTGGCGGCAGGGGAATGGAGCACTGGCGAGCATCAACTACGGGACGGCGGCGACAGGCGACCTGCCTGCCGGTATGCTGACGCTGGAGGTGGTGGGGACGCTGGCGGCGGGCGGTGAGTCGATCTTCTGCTCTGGGACGCTGGAGAGCGCTACGCTGGCGGGACTGACTACCGGGACGCCACCGACACCATCGCCACCGACTGCCTACACCAAGGCGGAATCCGATGCGCTCTATGACCCGCTGGGATCGAGCAGTGGCCTGGCTGACGATATCACTGCCATTCAGGCCTTTGTGGAGCACGCTGGGGAGACTTCCAGCGGCGGGTTTGTGCGGGCGGTGGATCAGTCGTTTACGACGACGGAACAGAAGACGGTGAGGCAGAATATTTACGCGCCAATCTATAGCGGGACGCATACGATCACGGGCGAGCAGGGGTATCCCTTTGATGTGGAGACGGGCCTGAACTCCAACACGATCCAGACCACTGCCAATGGGCAAAAGGGGACGCTGACGGTGGTGACGCCTGCGGCGAATACGGAGATTGATTTTCGCGCTCCGGCCATCCCGGTGGGGGTATCGCATATGCTGAAGATCAAGCAGGGCTACGTAGTGAACTGGACCTCTGCCTTCACCTTCCCGCCCTACGAGATCACGAATGCGGCAGGGACGGGCGACTTTGCCAAGAAGTCATGGCACCCGAATAACGGCGAGGGATACGACCGCTTTACCCTGGTGAATGACGGGACGACGACTCATGTGCGCCGGTTCAACAAGGCCAATCTACCAATTCCAACCATTGATTTTACCTCTGAAAGCCCAGGCTGGCCAGGCGGGGCAAGCACATGGACTGACCTCTATGGGAGCACAGCGGCAACTGTAGCCGGGACGCCTGCCACTACGGCGCTGGCCGGGAGCAGTTTTGTGGGGGTGGCCTATAATGGCACCAGCAACTCGCATAACTGGACGATGGGGGCGGCGGTAGTGGCCCAAGGGATGACGATTGCAATGGTATTCAGTGCGACGGCATCGACGGGGCAGAAGATCCTTTTTGCCTCCAATAGCATGGGCATCCAAGTGGTGGCTGACACTGACGGGATGCGATTGCAGGCATTTGGCGGCGGATCGGGAACTGGGCTGCTGATTTCATCTTCCTACAGCGCTGCTCCGGTGGCCTTTGTGGCGGTGGTGCGGCCTGCGAGCTTGGGGGCTTTTGTCCTGACCACTAGCGCGACCGGCGGCAATACGACTACGAGCTTCACCCCGGCCACGCCAACGGCTGGATATGCCCGGTTTGCCTCTGAATCCGGTGGCTACACGAAGGGACTGGCCTGCACTATCGCCAGATGCCAAATCTTCCGAACCGGACTAAGTGTGGAGGCAGCGCAGGCGGTGCTTGATTCCCTCACATCCCACTATAAACTAGGATAATGGAAGCACCAATCCCTCTGCCTGACAGCCCTGGTGCCCGCGAGGTTTCATGGGTGATGGATTCTGCCGTGGCGCGGTCCGTGTCGCCATTTACGCTGACAGAGCAGGTGTATGCCTGGCCGGGGCAGCGCTGGAGTGTGATCCTGAAGCTGCCGCCAATGAGCGTGGAGGATGGCCAGAAATGGCAGGGGTGGTTTGCTAAACTCAATGGGGCCGAGGGGTCTTTTTATGTGCGGGATTCGGCCTTTTTGGAGACGACGGAGCTGGAACTGGGCACGCCGGAGCTGGCAGGGGATCATGTGGCCGGCACTGGCGTGCTGACGCGGAACTGGACGCCTGACCGGCTGGTGCTGGCGGTAGGGCAGCGGGTGGAGATCGGCGGGCGCATCCGGCAGGCAACGGAGGACTGCTATAGTGACGCCGCCGGGAACGCCACACTGTCTGTCTGGCCGCACTGCAGGGCATTGCCTGACGCGCAGCCGGTGGTCTGGTATCAACCACGGGGAGTTTTCCGGCTTAGGTCAGTGCCTGAATTTACCTGGGACAGGAACCGGATGCAGGCCGGGTTTCAATTTTCTGCCGATGAGGTGATCTTGCCATGAGTGAACGCGCCATCAATGCTGACACGAAGGCCGCACTGGCGGAGAATGTGGTGCGTCCGGCCATCTTGGTTTATGCTGATTTTCCCGGCGGTGCGGTCAGGATTTGGTCTGGGATAGGGACGCTCTACGCTGACGGGTATGAGTGGAGCGGACTGGGTGATCTGCTATCGATCGAGGACATCACGGAGACGGTGGACAGCGCACAGAATGGCATTGCGGTGAGGGTTTCAGGGATTCCTTCGGAGGTGTTCAGCAGCATTTTGCTGGGGAATTATCAGAACCGCACGGCGACGGTGAGCCTGCTGGTCTTTGATGGCGACATGAACGTCATTGGTGCCCCTGTGTCTCTTTTCCGGGGCCTGATGGACAGCGACAGCGTGAAGGATACCGGCACCGAGGTGAGTGTGACCATGAGCCTGGAAAGCGCCATGAGCGACCAGCTAAGGCCGCGGGTCTACCGATACACTCACGAGGACCAGCAGACCCTTTACCCTGACGCTGGCGACAAGGGGTTGGAGTTTGTGGCTGCTTTGCAGAATCTACAATTACGATGGGGGGAGGCATGACGACGGAAGCCCACAAGCTGGTCTCTGACTACTTGGCAAAATGCCGCTCCCGGCTCTTTGTCCGGGGGGAATGGGACTGTGCTATTTTCGTGGCCGATGTGCTGCAAATCCTGACCGGCAAGGACTTTGCGGCAGGGTATCGCGGGGGGTATAGTGACAGGGAAGGGGCGATTGAGATTTTGCCATGCGCTCTGGCCGAGATGCCGGAGTGGGTGGGGATGAAACCATGCCAGCCGGTGAATGGAGCGGTGTGGTGGGCACCGGGATGCCATGAGGAGGGGGCGCTGGGGATTTTTTGGCAGGGGAGATGCCTGCACCCTGGGCGGCGGGGGTTGATCTCGCCAATCAAGGACACATCAAAAGTTAAATTTTACACGTTATGGCAGCAGTAATCGCAGTGGTGACAGCAGTGGCGACCGGGACATCCGTAGTGGGCGGTGGCGTAACCATTGCGGTGGCGGCTCTGCAGGTGGCCGGAGTGGCCGGGTCTCTGGCTTATCAGCGGGTGCAGCAACGGAAGGCGAAGGCGGCGGCGGCGCGGCTCAAGAAGGAGCAGGCGGCAAGGGCTAGAGCAGCTCAGGCTCAATTCAAGAAGCTCTCCAAGACCGGGGCTGGCAACTTTGAGAGTGGCACTTTCTCGAGCGCTGCGGGACCGCGTGACATCACGGAGATGGTGCGTAGGTCTACGACTTCGCGCAGGCTGTGCTATGGCATGGCGAGGCTTGGGGGGATTTGGTTTTACCCTGAGACGACGGGGGCCAGCAATCAGACGTTGCACCTGATTCTGGGGCTTTGTGAGGGGCCGATCCAAGAGATCGAGACGGTGTATTTTGACGATGAGGCGGTGACGCTGGATGCGGCTGGAAATGGGACGGGCAAGTGGGCGGGATACGTGAAGGTGATCAAGCATCTGGGAACGCCGGCCGATCCGGCTGATCCAACGCTTTTGGCTGCATCAACGAGGTGGACGGCGAATCATTCACTCAAGGGGATCGCTTACCTTTACGTGCAGCTTACGATCAATCTGGAGCTTTGGAGCACGATCCCGGAGATTTCGGCGGTGGTGAAAGGGCGAAATGATGTTTACGATCCGCGCACTTTGACCAGCGGATATAGCACTAACCCGGCCTTGTGCCTGAATCATTACCTGACGCTGCCTGTGGTGGGGCCAGGGATCGCCAGTGGGGACATCGATCAGTCGGCACTGATCAACGCCGCCAACGTGTGCGACGAGCTTGTGAGCACGCTGCTGGGGACTGAGGCGCGGTATGCCTGCCAAGGGGCGATCGACCTAAGCTCAACGGTGGAGGATAACGCGATTCATTTTGTGCAGGCAATGAACGGGGACTTGATCCAAGAGGGCGGGAGCTACACGATCCAAGCCGGGGAATATGTGGCACCAACATTCAGCATTGATCTGGATATGCTGGCGGGGCCGATTGAGTTCAGCAGCTTGCAACCAAGGCGGGAGCGGGCCAATATCATCAAGGGCACGTTCCTTTCAGAGCAGAATGCTTGGCAGAAGTTTGACTTCCCATCAATCATTGACCGTGACGCCATCGCTATTGATGGACAGGAGGTAGTGGCGGACATCCAGCTAGAGCTGGTCGGCAGTGGGTCGCAGGCTCAGAGGCTTGCCAGCATGGAGCTAAGGCAGGCGAGGAGGGGTCGCACTGTGAGCCTGATGTGCAACCTCAAGGCGATGCCCGCGAGGGTTGGGTGCAACGTGATGCTGGAAATTCCGCGCTACTTTGATGGCGATGTCTTCCGCGTGGTTGAGTATAAGTTCAGCGTCGGTAATGATGGCGCTCCTCTGATCAATCTGACGCTGCTTGAGAATCATCCTGACATCTACGAATGGGAGCTTGGTGATGAGCAGTTGATCAATGTGCCGCTGGAACTGAACGCGAAATCACCTCAGTGCAGTCAGCCGGTCATGACTCCAGACGGCGACCCCGATCCTGATCTGCCCGTCTACATCACAATCACCACGCTGACGGCTGGAGCCACGATCCGATATAGTTTCACTGCTCCACCTGAGACCATTGCCGATGGGACGTTATACACCGCACCGATCTACATCACTGCGGAAACCCTGCTCTACGCGAGGGCTTTCAGGACTGGATACTTGGCCTCGCCTCTGGCTCTGGAGAACTACGAGGTTTGATTTGCTGTGTATAAGGCAAATGAATTGCATTAATGGCACCGTCATACCCTAGCGTAAAGAGGGGGAGGGCCGGTCTAATGTCTACAGGTTCAACGAGTAACACA